TTCGGTCATTTCAGTTTTGAGACCGTGCTCAACTGCGAGTGCGTTTTCAGAAACCCACTCATCAGCAACATACTCAAGGTATGCATCGACACGATCCACAAGACCTTCTTTAATTGCTTCAATTTCCTCTACGAGTGCTTCCTCGTAGGATACTTGAAGTTCTTCTTTGATTTCAGCAACCTTAGAACGGATTGCAGCCTCAAAGATTGTTCTTGCCTTTTCTTGGAATTCTTCTGAAAGATCTTCACCAGCAAGGAGAGCATTGACATCTTCTTCGATGTCAAAGTCTTCCTTCATTTCATCTTCTTCTTTGCCTTCTTCGTCTTCTTTAGGAGACTTTTTACCTTTCTTTGGTTTTGAATCTTCTTCGCCTTCGTTGTCGCAAGATTCTTCGGCAACTACTTCTTCATCTTCATCTTCATCGACAAGATCTTCATCTTCCTCAGTCTCTTCCTTAACACCTTTCATAGAATCCGCTGCAGATGCCTTAGCATTTACAACATCTCTGACTTGCGCAAGAGTTGCGGCAGGATCCTTGAGTTTTGCTGAATCGTCATCGGGACGATAATTTTGGGGAGTTGGACCACCTAAATCTTCCCAAGAACCAGTTTGACCTGGAGTTAACACGGGAGTTGCACTCTTTGAAGGAGTTTCGGCAGGTGAGGCTCCTTTGGTTACTACGTTTTCCATTTCTTGTAAATTTCTACCAACGGACATTTTTTTAGATCTTGTATTATAATCTATATTTATTTATAATTTATAAATTTCCTAAGAAATCTTGAAACAATTGAACCTTGTATTCTTGTAGAGTTTTTTCATCTACAAGAGCATTAATTCTACGTTTCGTAGACTCTACTAATTTTTCTCTTAGTACTCCACCTTCATACACCCAATCCTTCCCTTCAAATATTCCCTGAACAAAGGCCTCGGGAGCAGAGGGATCTGCCACAATATCAGCGGCTGTTGCAAGCATGAAATCTTCACCAACAATTTTATGACCTTCATTAGTCATCTTGAGTGAACCAACACCACGAGAAGAAACACCAAGGCAAACACCTTCATCAATCAGTGCTTTAGCAATTTTACCCATAGGGGTTTCTAGTAACTGTGCCTTACCAATAAAATTACATCCTTTTTGTTCTAAGGAAACAATCTTATGTGAAACTCTGTCGAGATTGACTGTAGGTCCACAATTTCCAGTCCAATAAGTGTATCCATTTTGTTCAACCATGAAATTGGTATTTTTAACTTGGATACAATAAACATCATCAAACCACTTTTCAGAAGTCATTTGCATAAATCTATTATCCAAATAAACTCCTTTAGTAGATAGGAATCTACAGAAATATAGTGGTGATTTATTCTCCGCCTTGATAATTCTATCGGCAAAAATATAATCCTTTTCACAAATTTCAGTAAATCTTGAAATGGACAGACCCGCAATCACGGCAATTTGTGAAATGTCATCAATTAGTCTTTTTGAAGTACTAAATGCATCACACCTAGAAGTACTAAATGCATCTGAACCTCTACCATCTCCAAGAATAAAATAATCAATAAATGTTCTGGCAGACTCTGAATCCAATTTTTCAATAAAATCTCTTGGGACATACTTTTCATAACAATTGCCAAGAACATGTAGATATTCACCAAGTCTTCTATCGTAACAGGACCAGATAACTTTATTACCATGAGATAATTCATTCCATTCTAATTCACTCATAGAATATAGAACTTCACGAATTTCGTCAGCCTTGTGTCCTTCATTTTGGTATATACTCACACCATATGAACCATTTTTTGCTAGTTTTGTATGACCTTCAGAAAGGTAAAGTCCCAAAAATGCAGAAAATGTATTAAATTCAATTTTAAGATCATCTAGATATTTTTTGGTGCTATCAGTAATTTTCTTAAGTGTTTTGGATTTTTCAATATGATAATACTCTGGTGAATCTTTAATCAGTCCAAGTGAATACTTTGGAATATACCACTTAGATAGTTTATTTTCACCATTCAGATCATCATAAATTTCCTGTGCTGTAACAAAAGCATAGTCCTTATGATTTCTTGAATCGATAATTATAAATCGGTGATCTGGAGTAATTTTTGTATTAATTCCTCTATTTTTGAGGGTGTACATTACACCGTCATGGTGATTAATTACAACTTTACTAATTGGATGTACTTCTATTTCTTTCGTTTTTGGGTTGAGTGTATATACTTCTTCATTTGCATCACAATCTTGAATGGGCTTCCAACCACCAGTAACACTTAAAAGTTTGGCATCACCACTGAGACATGGATGCCCGAGTTCTCCTAGAGCACGACCCTTACTTATAAATGCCTCATTATATCTTTTTACCTCACGAGCAAGAGTTTGCATAGGGTACATTCTACCATTACGGTTACAAATGTCTCCTTGAAGGAAAACTCCTTGAATATACATTTTCTTCCCAGTACCTTTTCCTTCGGTAATAAACTCTACGTGTGAGACTTCTTCTGTGATGAGTTTCATTTTTATTCGGTAACTAACTGAACGATTTCTGAGATACTTACATCCTGACTACCAGATGCTGAAAGAACACTGACCTTTACACTTCTAGCAAGATTTGCATTAGTTGTAGTAATTACCCCAACAATAGATGAACTATTATGTAAAATTGTCACAGAATCATTGAATACTTCAGTAACCAATTTATGCTCAGTATTTATTCCTACTGGTTGTGCATTTTGGATAGTTACATAGTCACCAACTAAAAACGGATTTCCTGCATTATTACCAAAAGAAACAACTGTAGATGTTCCTGTAGTAATTCCAGCAACCTTTTGTCTTGCAATTCTTTCTTTTATGACTTCATTGCCATATGGGCAGATTTGAAACGAATTAATAGTGGCAATAGGATCTCCACCAGTATCCACATAAATTGAAGTCAATCCAGTAGAAACTCTCAAATATCCACTTTTAAGAGCAATAGGATTGCTAGTAGTTGCCGTAGATACATTGGCAGTTATTCTATTTACATTTTGTACAACCTTAATTGCCATTATTCTTGATCCTCTGTATTGTCTTCATCACCAAACATCGATGCAGCCACATAAGGTCGGGCAGAATCAACTCTTTCCGATGCTTTTGTGTATAATATATCTTTAATTTTGTCGGATACATCAGATGCTGAACCATCTGTTGCAATCAAATCGATAAGTTCTTCCATAAAAACAATTTATTATTATGTAATTATTTATATCTTGCCACCTTTAGGTTTTGGTGGGGGTTCAGGAGCAATTGGTTCTTCTGGAACTCCTTCTTCTGGAACTCCTTCTTCTGGGGGTACTTCACCCTCTGATGGAATAGGATTACCATTTTCATCTACTGGAGCACTTGGGTCTGGAAGAATACCTTTTTCAATTTCGTCATCGATTTGAGCATCAATCTCAATAATCTCTGAATCTGATTGACGAAGAATCTTTTTGCGAACATATTCGGTGGAAAAATATTTTCCAATATATGCTTCCATAGAAGTTACGAGTGTCAAACGATTTGTAAGTAATTCTGCCTCTTTGAGTTCTGCAAAATGATTGTCATATAAGAAATCATACTGAATATGATCACTCATAACATTCCAATCTTCTGGACTTACAATATTCTTTAGAATAAGTTGGGTGCGAAGCATATCGTTAAACATATTCGCAAAACGCTTTCTTAGTCTTCCAACAAACTTAGAAAACTTAAGTTCATCTCTTAGAATCTCTGAGCTGCGACCAAGATTGAATCCGTCACCACCACCAGCAATTCTTGATTCTGGAACACCAAGTGATCTATAAAGTTTTTTCTGGAAATATTCAATATCAGAAAGTTCCCCAAGATTCTGCCCACCAGGAAGAGTTGTGATTTCAGTTCCTCTACCACCCTCTCTTCTTGGAAGCCAGAAATCCTCCATCATACTCATATATTTGCGATCATCTCTAACTTCACCATTCGAGTTGCAAGTATAAATTCCTGCATCTAGGGCAAAGGTATGATAGTTGTGATAGATTTCTTCCCTATCGATAGTAAGAGTTCCTACATCAATAGATTCCTCCAAAAATTCAATAAATTTAATCTTATGATTTTTGTATACATATGAATTTTTATAATCACTCCATGAATTAAAACCAAGTTTTTTACAAACATTAGTCAAATTATGATAATTAAATTTTTCAAGAGGTATACTACCTTTACCCTTTCTTGGATTTTTATTGGAGTTTAGACTTCTCCATTCTTCAAAGTTTAGATTT